CCGTTAGGTAATAGGATTGTAAGTTCGGATTCGTTTATTTTTACACCCGGAACATCTTTTAAAAAGAATTTAAAGTTATCCCAAGCAATCATTTTGGCTTGTTTTAAAAACGGTGCTACATAAAAATATCTTGCATTTTGGTATTTTGTCTTAAATGCTTCGCTTATCATATAATTAACCAAACAAACGGATTTACCCATTTGTCTGTGTGCAACCAAAACACAAAATCTATGTTCAAGTAGATGTTTTTTTATATCGGCTTGCACCGCCCTTGCAGTATAAGGAATATCAACTTTTATTGTTTGGCAAGTGTCAGCCGCTTCAAGATACGGTTTAAATTGTTCCTGTATATCAGGACATTCGTCATATCTTACACGAGTGGTCTTTCTTTTATATGGATAAAAATATTTCTTTTTCGGTTTCTCTTTTTTTTCCATATACCACCTACTTTTTTAATCTGTTATTATAATTTTCTGTTTACCTTTCGCTTTTTGTTTTACTTGTTCTTTGTTCGGTTCGGCTATCATTTTTTCTTTTTCTATAAGTTCTTCTTTCTCGTCGGAAATTGTTTCTTGTGAAACATTTTCTACAGGAGTCTCTTCTGCCTTTACTTCTTCAGGTTTAACTTTTTCGTTTTTTACTTCTTGTTTTATCTTTTTTTCTTTAGGTGCTTCTTTTTTATCAGGCGATTGAATCGGTTCAAAATAACTTACTTTACCTTCTTTGCAAAACTTACAATTACACTCTACTTGTTCACCTTCATAATAAAATCTTCCGTTATGAAAACAATCTTTTTTAGTTATAAATAACATTTGCATTCTCCTTTTATTTTTATGTAAGAGAGGCTAATTCTGATAATAGCCCCTCTTACATTATTAAAAACAGACTTTATTCTGTAGGTATATCTGTTGCCATAAAAGCAGATACTTTTATTGTTGTTTGTGAGTCATTTTTTACATAGGTTCCGTCGCCTTTGTAAGTTACTCTGATATACTTCAAACCTTTACAATCTCTTAACAAAAATTTTGCTAAGTCTGTTCCTTCTGCCATAGCGGAATCAACACTCATTTGCTTTTCGGCTAAAGTTACAACATTGGATGAAAAAGCACTGTTATCACAAGCTTCAACCTTTATTGTTAAACCGTCTGCACCGCCGTTTGTCTTAGCTGCTAAAAGAGCTTCTTTTAATTTAACAACTAAAAACATTCCTTTATAACCAAAATCAGCTTTACCTACAACACAAGTATTTGTTGAAGCAACAGCGGTAGAAGAACCGCTAATTGCTTTTATGTCCTGCTCTTCAGAAAAAATTAAACTGTTGTCTAATATCATTTTTTTATCTCCTTATAAAAATTTTTCTAATTTTATTGAACCTGTGTTTCGTCTACATCTAAAGCATCCACAATTCTTATAGGAACTCCTTGATAAGAAGGAACTCTTAATCTTCCTAAATATTCACCTATTGTAAAGTAAATATTTGATTTCTTTTTAATTTGGCTCTTAAATGCAGAAAGAGTTTCTCTTGTCATATAAAAAGCAAGTCTAACATTACTTGGGGCAATTATAGAATCAAGTGCTTTATCCATAAACCAAGCAAGGTCTGCACAAGTATCATTAACAGTTCCTGCTGTTTTTAAACTTGCTTTATCAATATTTGCAATTCTTACAACTTTTCTCCAATCTTTCAAACAGAAACCACAATTCCATTTAAACTCAGTTCTATCTACGGTATAAGGATTATTGTTAGAATCAAAAGCAGTAAAATCTTTTCTGTTCTTCATAGTAAGTCCTGCTACACCTGTATCACCGTCAGGATAAATACCGAAAGCACCTTCTTCGCCCCAACCTACTAACCATATTGAACGGTTATAAGCAGAAGTTCCTCCGGCATCCAAAACATTAACTTTGTTTTTTGCATTTGTTTTGTCATTAAATCTTGGAGACAAACCTGTAATTCTTTCTTCGTTTACACTTTGATTTTCATAAAATATTGCTGTTGCCAAACTTTGATACAAAGATTCTTTGCAAGCAATATCTTCCGAATATCTTAATTGTGTAGGGTTCTTTACTTGGTCATAAAGTCTAACATCTATCTGACTTGCAGTTTCAAGTCTGCCGAAAGTTTCTGTTACTTGAGCTGTTGTAGACTTTGAGTGAGGAACACCCTGATACAATTTTGTCCAAGTTGCTTTAGGTAACCCTGTTCTTATAATATATTTGTGGCCACCGCCCATATTACCCGGTCTCCACAACATATCGTCAAAGATTGCATTTTCTTTGTTTAACATTTCAACAATATCTTTTGTTATATCCATCTTATTTGTTTCACTTCTTGAAGCTATATCAGCAAGAGTGAGACATTCAAAATCTTTTATACCCATTTTCTTTTCTCCTTATTGTTTATTGTTGTAAAAATTTTCTACTCTTTCAGAAAAACTGACTTCTCCTGCACTCGGTTTTCCTGTTATCGTCTTGTCGTTCATATAATGTCTTGATACTTCCGACAAAAATCCGATAATCAAAGGATTGTTACTTATTCCCAAATCGTCCAAAAGTTTCACAAAATTGTCTCCGCCTACTTTTTTAGCTACAAAAACAGCATTGCCAATCTGTTCTTCCGTAAATTGCTCTTTAGATTGCTTTGTCCAAAGCTCTTGACAAGTCTTAAACTCTTGTAATGCCTTATCACCGGAGAACTTTATTTGACTTCCTATAAAGTCAAACATTTTCTGGGCTTGTTCATTACTCAAATTCATACCTTTTGCAAGCTCTTTAAATTTAGCAACTTCGCTTTCTACGGCTTTTAATCCTTCCGGAACATTTAAGTTATATTCAATAGGCTCCTGCTTTGCAGGGTCCTGTTTATTCGGCTCTTTACCGTTATCTTTTCCCGGTTCAGACCCGTTTTTATTTCCTTTATCTGTGCCGTCTCCGCCTTTATTGTTACCTTTATCGCCTTTATCTGCTCCGTTATCAGGATTCCCGTTATCAGGCTTATTCGGTTCAGGAGTCGGTTGACCCGCCTCAGGCGGCTGATTCGCAGCAGGGGGAGTATTCGGCTCTCCGTTATTTGGTGTTACATCTGTTTGTTGTCCGTTATTCATTTTTCATTCTCCTTTTGATAATTAAATAATTTGCTTATATAATCCTTATTTAAACTTCTTATCTTGTTTATAAGTTCCTGCCCTACACTCTGTCTGCCTAAATTGTAATTTGTTGCTTTATCGGTATTTGTATAAGCATTTGTAAATACAAAACAGTTTTCAAATATCAATCTCGCTATAAATCTCAGTCCGCTATCACTATTTAAAATATTTTCTAAATCAACTAAACTCTGCTTATCTTCTTCTTTTTGTTTTTCTTCACTATCTATTATTTCGTCTAATTGTTCTTCCGTTATATCGCTCATTATTTCCGCCTTAATTGATTCTCTTTTTCTTCTTTTCTCATTATGCGGCACTCTTTACATCTTTTCGGAGCCTGTAACCCTTTCTGCTCAAACCACTTAACTTCTCTTTCAGTAAGTTCAAACTCTTTCCCGCAATCTTTACAAATCATTTTCTATCCTCTTTAAAATATTTTTGCTAATAACATCTTATTTCTTAATAACTGCTTTCTGCTCGCCCCGATTCTTCTTCCTTGCCTTACTCTGTAATCAGTAAAAAAAACATTGTGCTTATCTAATTTGCCTTCGCTTACTTTCAATCCTTTAAACAATCTTGAAAGATATTCGTTTACTTTCATTACCATTGTTTTGTTTACCGGCTTTGCATTTAATGTTTTTACTTTCATTTGCTCTTTCCTTTATCGTTTATTTTTATTACTTCGCCACCTATGTTTATTTCTAAACTTACAGGCGGTCTTTCAGGTTTATCAGCAAATATTTCAGGGTTCAACTTAGCAGCTTCCCACCTCAAAAATTCAAGTTTTATCTTTGCGGCAAATGCTGTGTCTTTATCACAATTCATTATCTCTTTTCTTATATTCTCAAAATCTAAATCGCTCCTTCTCTTCAATACCTCATAATAAACTTTCGCAAGTCTCGGGTCCGAATTTTTTATATTGTAAAAAGAGTTGATATGTAGTCCTGCCTCTTTTACAGCTTCTGTTACTGTCATTCCTTCAGCTATTAGCTTTACTGCCTTTGCATACTCACGAATCTTATAAAGTCCTTTCGCTAATTGATTTCCTTTCGCAAAAGCGGAAGACGGTAACTTCTTTACTACCTTCTCAGTCTCTT